AGCTAACCCTTTTGGAATTATATCCACTCCTTGACCAAAAGCCCAACACCACTGCATCAGCGGGTAGCCAAGAAATTGGTAAGCCAAACCTGCAACCCCAACCCACCCAACAGCAGGACGCCAACCAGAGACAAATGTGCTAGTAGACGCCGCTTCAATCTTATTGACCTCAACCTGAGCCAAGTCTGTTTCTTGGTCAATCCTTTTTTCCTCAAGGTCAAGCTTACGCTCTTCCAGCGCCATTTCGAGGCGTTCTTTATCCGTCGTGATGAGGTCGCCCGCAACCTTGCCAACACCTTCAATTATCGACCCTATCCCAATTAAATCCATCACTTGAGTCCTTGCAGGGTGCGGTTAATCCAGCCGAGTAAAAATTTGGACTGAGATCTGTCCTTGTTGCAGATCTGCGCATATCGGCTAATCTTGGCGAGGGCATACGCGGGAAGGAACTTTTCAGCCGTACAAATGTTTAACCGTTCAACGGTTTTTGGTCCGATTGCTCCGTCTGGCGTGACGCCGACGATGAGTTGGGCGAGCTTGGCGGCGACTCCGACTCCGGTGTTGACGGAGAAATTGAAGATGGTTTCCGCAATAGCCTGGTTCGTAAGATCGTCACCTCGGACACGATCCCAGAAATTAGATTTGTAAAACTCACGAACCAAAGGAGTAGCCGATCCGAAATCCTTACGATCAATGAACTGCCATCCTTTCCAGTCTGGATTTGGCTTTCTTGCGATTCCTGCATACGTTTGTCCCCCCCGGTCGCCCGGAATGTCAGTTAGTTGGTATCCACCTTCGTCATGGATCATTTTTTCAAAGGCAGGATTGAAGTCAGCCATTATTTCCTCGCCATTCTGTCTTCGATGATGCTGATGTGCTTCTGATTGTCGTGAATCATATCGCGGTTGCGCTGAATCTCTTTCTCAAGTTCTTGCCTCAGCTTTTCACGGGCAAGTTCCGCACCGGAGTTCACGGCTTGTTTGTTGTCTGATGTAACAACGAGGGAGATTTTGGCGTTAAGTACAGTGACCTCGTGCGTGAGTTTGTCCAGCGCAGACATCAGGTAGACCACGCACGTGAAAAGAATGGGAAGCACGGCGAAGGCGGTCTTCTCGATAAGCTGACTCTTGGCTTCAAGTTTTTCGCTCATGCTTTATCCTTCATCTTGTTGATGATCTCAAACGCCGACTTGACCTTCTCTTCAAGCACTGCAACCCGCAAGTCAAGTTTGGACAGCACAATGATGAGCGTCACGATACCGAGTAGCACGGGCCACGCTTTCAGAAACAGCTCAACGATCTCCATTTCCGTGCCTCCTGGTGTACTCTTCTCGAAGAAACGTGACCTTCTTTCGACCGTCATGCCGCCTAACAACCCCCAATGCAGGAGGATTGTTCAAGTACTCCGCAGCACGCAACATCAGATCCGGATCATCGTCAAATGTACCCAATGCCGTGTTGCACCGCTTGCACAACACCCCCCGGACATCGTCCGAATCATGGCAATGATCCACCGCAAACTTGTACTGTTTCAGCTTTAGAGGCTGTTGACAAACAGCGCAATTATACCCTTGAAGCTTTAAAAGAAGCTCAAAATCCGTCGGGGACAACCCAAAACGAGAAAGGCGGTTCACATCCGCCTTGCACGCACTACACAGGAAATAATCCTTGCGACCGTGGATTATTAAGTCATCCTTGGCAAACTGACCAAGGCACACGGCGCAAGAAGGCATTTTGAAACCCCGGTTGATCGAACCGAGGCCCCCCTAAAATCTTACAGTTTGTACAAGACAGAAAAATTATTTTCTCTTCCCCGGCTAATCGGCTTTATACGCGGGAATAAACGGAAATTTAAATGGGTTGTGTGGGTCAAACGGTTTATTTGCTTCTTCAATCTCTTCTGGGGTAGCGTCACGCACTACCCATGTCCAATACCAAATGCCGTCAATCTGCTGCGGCGGTCCTGCTACACAACGCTGGGTCTTCGGGTCAAACGCTGGCATATCAACCCACTCCACATGGGCGTAATCAGCCATACCCGCTGGGTCAAGCTCAATGTCCCCAATGTGCCGTGGGAACTCGTTGGTCGATAGTTTGATGTATGAACTCATATGGTAGTGACAAAGGAGCCTAGAGAAGTTGCTGCATCGGTAAGGTTTGACGCTGAGTCAAGAAGGGTTGAAGTATCCCTAGCTGAAACAGCCGCAAGTTCATTAAGAACTCCAGCGGCATCAGTCAAAGTGGAAGCTGCGTATGTAATTGAATATCCACCAACCGTGTATGTGCCAGTTAATGAGCCGTCGCTGGGGAGTTTTGCGAAAAAAAGTTGATTTCCAACAGTGTTATCATATAAAAGCCCAGAAATGTACAAGTTACCGAAAGAATCTATTGCAATTGATTGACCTGCCATAGAGGTGCTACCATCTAAACGCCTCTGCCACTGAATGGTTCCAGATGTATTATATTTGGCTATTAAAAGGCCCTGAACAAAACCTGGACTTTGTTGCAACCGCCCACAAACGTAAACATTAGCAGAAGAATCTACTGCAACTGCTAGACCAAAACCAGAGGTACCCAAACTTCTTTGCCATTGAAGGGTTCCAGAAGTATTGTATTTGGCTGTATAAATAGCATTGCCACTAGGATATGCGTACCCACAAACGTAAACATTGCCAGAAGAATCTACTGCAACACCATAGTTCGTAGCGGCACTACTACCTAAACGCTTTTGCCACTGAAGGGTTCCAGAAGTATTAAATTTAGCGGTATATAAAGAGTCACTAATATAGCCACAGACATACACATTAGCAGAAGAATCTACTGCAACGCCAAAGCCGCCCCCTTCAAGCCCAGCGCCATCTATCAAATACTGCCATTGAAGGGTTCCAGAAGTACTGTACTTGGCTACTACAAGTTGATTAACACCGTACATAAAATAATTGAAAAGCCCACAAACGTAAACATTGCCAGAAGAATCTACTGCAATGCCATAACCGCGGGCAGGAACACTATTATTAAATAAAACCCTTTTCCATTGAAGAGTTCCAGAGGTATTGTATTTAACTACCTGTATTCTATCATTCTGCGTATCTCCGCATATATACATATTACCGGAAGAATCTACTGCAACTCCTCGTCCATAGTCAAATGAACCCTCGTTTAAACTCCGTTGCCATTGAATGGTTGCAGATGTATTATATTTGGCTACTTGAATACCTGAAGAAACTCCGTTAAGATACATATTACTAGAAGAATCTACTGCAACACCATAGCCAACGCCACCGCTTAAGTATCCAAGCCAAAGTGGGCCACCCGAAGTCCCAAAACTTCTGTGGTTTTGATATATTGCTTGTAACGCGCCGCTCATGTCAATCCACTTCCTGAAATTAACCAAGAAGTTGATGTAATTTTAAGTGCCGTTGCAGAGCCGTATTGGGCCAATGTTCGAGTTCCGGTAGTCCCAGCACTTGATAAATACATGGTGTCAGTCGTAATTCCAATGCTGACGCTTGTCGCGGAAAGGTTTATAAAAGTAATCGCCGTTCCAATTGCATAAGCCACAGAACTATTTGCAGGAATTGTCCAAGTAGCGGCACCACCTGAACCTCTGTAAATGTGTTTGCCAGAATCTGTAAGAACAAGGGTATAACTACCAGTTTGTTCGTTTTGTGGAAGATTGCGGAAGCCAACAGAATTTGTGCCGTCAACCGTACAATTACTCAAGTTTCCAGACGTTGGAGTTCCAAGAACTGGGGTCGTGAGCGAAGGAGAGGTTGAAAGAACGACACTTCCAGAGCCTGTGGAGCTAGTAACCCCAGTTCCGCCACTGCCGACCGCCAGCGTTGCCGACAGTCCAGCAGCAGTGCCAGTCGTGTTCTGATTCAGCGTTGGGATATCCGCAGCAACAATCGCTCTGAAAGTTGGTGCCCCAGACGACCCATTTGGTGCAGCTAAAACGTAGTTTGCTGTCTTTGATGCGTATGGGTTCTGGGTGTCCCCGTAACTAGCCGCCAAGCTAATCGCCGGAGTTGAACCGCCAGAAGATGCAACGGGCGAAGTTCCCGTGACAGAAGTAACAGTTCCGCCAGAACCCGAGGCCGCAATTGTAATTCCACCCGCGCTGTTGGTAATCGTTACCCCAGAACCAGCGGTCAACGTAGTGCGCGTAAATCCTGAACCATTACCAATATCTAACGCCCCGTTCGCAGGCGTGGTGGCCAGGCCCGTACCCCCGTTAGCAACAGGCAAAGTTCCACTAACCTGACTGGTCAGACTAACTCCAGAAAGCGTCCCGCCCAGTGTTAGATTTCCGCTGCTAGTCACGGTTCCAGACAAAGAAATTCCGTTTACCGACCCTGTTCCACTTACGGAAGTAACGGTTCCGCCAGAACCAGAGGCCGCAATCGTAATGCCCCCTGCGCTATTGGTGATGGTCACCCCAGAACCCTGCGTCAGCGTAGTACGGGTAAACCCCGTACCGTTACCAATATCTAACGCACCGTTTGCAGGGGTTGTGGTCAGTCCCGTTCCACCGTTAGCAATTGGCAAAGTTCCCGTAACGCCGGTGGTTAAAGGCAGCCCAGTAGCATTCGTAAGAACACCGCTGGCGGGGGTGCCAAGCGCCGGAGTTACAAGTGTTGGAGAAGTCGATAGGACGTTGCTCCCCGAACCCGTTGAGGTGGTAACTCCTGTCCCACCATAACTAACCGCCAATAAGCCAGAATTAATGACAGTAGCCGAAGTCGAGGCAACCTTTACAAAATCAGAACCATTCCAAGCGACAACCGCCTTTTCGCTGGCAAGTAAGGTCACCCCCGCAGTAGGCCCGGCCCCTCGAATCGTGACCGTATACGTCCCCGACGTATTATTGATAATATAAGTTTTGCTTGCCGCAGGAGCCGTGATAGTGATATTGGCGGATGCCGGAGACGCGATAATAACCGCATATTGAGATGACGTTGATCCAAGACTTGACCCGGTCGTTTTAGTCAGCGTGGTGTCCGCAGTAAGCGTGACTGCACCCGCAACAGCAGAATCAATATACGTTGATATGTAATTGTTGACCGTATCGCCCCAGGTGCCTGAAAGCTCCCCAGTAGCTGGAAGGGCAAGCCCCAGTAGCGTGGTGTATGAAGTTGACATCTTTAACTCTTTATCGTGTGGTTACCACTTCCCAATCTGCGGTCTGTTCATCCTGTACGATGACCCAGTTGGGTGTTTGACTAGTGTTGATAAGGCTCCAATATGCGCCTTCAAAATAACCCAAAACACCCATCGCCGGGCACCCAGTGACCGCTACAAGCCGCTGCCCTATTGATACGGATTGTACGGCACCCGTCAAAGAATTGCCAGAAATCGAGGCATAGTATATGGCCTCCCCAGTCATCGTACCGGCAAAAGCACTGGACGCTGTTCCGGTCAAAGCAACCGTTCTATTGGACGCTAAAGTCCCAACCGAAACACCCGCCTCGGTTCCCGCTACGCCAAATCCAGCGGCAAGAGTTCCGACTGCGCCAGATGCTGATACCCCTGTCAGCGGCTGCCCATAAACAACCGAATCAATCACCCCAAATGCAGAAGCGCCCGTCAGCGCAACAGTAACTGAGCCTGTTACGGTGCCCACGTCTCCCGTGGAATTGACTCCTGCAAGCTCTCGGGGCACAAGAGGGGCAACTGATGCAACCAGACCAAATGCCGCATTCCCCGTAATCGCAACAAATACGGGTGCCTGAGCCGTTACTGTGCCAACCGAACCGGATGCAAGATCCCCGGATAAATCTACTGCTCGGGAAGTAGTAACGGAGCCAACAGAACCCGCTGTGGCTGCGCCCGATAGGCCAACCAATATTTCTTTAGCAACCGACCCAACTAACCCGGACGCCGAATTTCCGGTGAGGTCTACTGAATTTGTGGTGGAGGTCGTTCCAACCAGGCCCGCGGCAATTACGCCAGTGAGGTCTACAGACTGAGACGGGGCAACAGAACCTGCAAAACCCGACGCGGTTACGCCGGTAATTGCGACCGTTACACTTCCACCGCCGCTTATTTCAAACGCAGTCGGTTCAAATGCGCCTGATTGAAACGCTGCGGCCATGGCTTACACTACGGTTGTGGAGGCCAGTTTACACTAAACGGGTCGGCTTGGGTTGTGATGTCCCGCAGAGCTTGGCGGTAGGTTGCCCAAATTGGTTTGTCAACGGGTGAGTCCAACACCTGAGTCCAGTCTGTGTCTTTGAGCATCTGGTTGCGCTGGGCACGGATCACTTGCCACTGTGTCACTACGCGCTGGTCAAGCTCCTCTTGGGTAAGTGGCTCTACGTCAACGATGCAGCACATATTGTCATGCAAATGAGGCGCGGCAGGTACCAGCTTCTCTGTTGCGTGGTCGTAGGGTTTCCACACCGTGATGACATAATAGCCCTCGGACTTGATCCAATCCACAGACGGCCCACGCTCACCGAAACTTGTGTTGGGAAACCACTCTGTGTGGTCTTTGATGATGAGGTCTTGGTTAGCGATTTGCATGGTTACCTCG